GATGGGCGTAGCGCTCACCACCGTGCAAAGGAACATCCCCTCGACCTGCGGCTGCACCAGCTGCGAAGTGGCCCACTCGAGCCCCTGCTGGTGCTGGGCGACGGCGTTGGCCGCGTCGGTCCAGCCGTTCGTGACGAAGCGGTTGGCCTTGCCGAAGAGCCCCTGGTTGAACCTCGGGCGGTGCGTGGTCACGGGATCCTCGTCGGGCCGGCAGTCGTGAACTGGTCGCTCACGGACGTGCCGTACAGGTTGGCGAACGTGGCCTTCGACTGGTAGGGCTGGAACCAGATGATCGACTGCGACTGGAGCCGCTGGATGCCCAGCACGGTCGCGCCCAAGGCAAGGTGCGGCAGTCCGTCGTTGCGCGGCAGCGCCACCTGGTTCAGGTGGTACCACTCGTCGAACAGGAACGTGGCCGAGACGCGCCAGACCTCGCTGTCGAGGGTTGCCGTGATGCCCGTGCACAGGACGCTGCCGATGGGCCAGCCGAGGAAGGCGGCATCGTTGCGCTTGTTGACGTATGAGGTGAGCACCGTGGTCCACGGCGGATCGTCGGCCGTCGTGGTCGAAGCCGTGCGGTCCCGGATGTTCTCGATGGTCACCTGCTGCTGGGCGACGTTGTACTGGCGCGGGTTGCCGTTCAGGTCAACCTTGTTGCCGGTCGTGATGCCTGCGGACGGCGGCCAGGACACGTCGCCGTTCGTCGGCAGGGTCGCGCCCTGGACGTACATGGACACGGCGCGGCTGCCGACCACGCGGGTCTGCTTGACGAACTCCTTGCCCCATGAGTCCGACGCCTCCCAGGGGAAGACCTCGGTGGTGAACGTGGCCCGCACCGTCCAGGAGTACGGCGCCTCGCGCAGGGGCTCCACCGTGACGGTGCGGCACACGTAGCGCTTCAAGACGCCGTCGGTGCCGTAGACGGCCGACTCCAGGCGCTGCTGCGGGCGGACGGGCAGGTTCGTGCGGATGGCCGCATCGCCGGGGTATGGGTCCGTGCCGCTCGCCGGCGTCCAGAACAGCTTCCAGCTGCGTTCCAGCGTCTGGTCCCGCCAGCGCTCCTCGAAGCGCCAGCTGCGGCTGTCGGCGTTCTCGACGGTGCTCCAGGTGCCCATTAGTTCCCGGCTCCCTTGGCGAGCTTCTCCATCGCATCAGTCTGGCGGCGCATCATTCCGGCCTCGTCGTATGGCATCCCGCGCGCGGAGCCGGTGCCGGGCGCATAGGTGTAGTTCGTGGCGTTGAACAGCTCGCCGGCCATCGCGTCGGTGCCTGCGGAGAGCTCGGCCGCACGTCCAAAGTCGCCGCGCAACCGCGCTTCGTTCGTTGCGATCAAGCCGGCTCCCGTCTCGAGCACGATGTTCAGCGCGCTCATCAGGTTGTTGCCGAAGCGCTTGGTGGCGCCCATGCCGGCGTTGATGTTCGATGCGTTTGCCTCAATGCGAGCCGCCTCGCCTGCGGCCGACTCGGCGTCCGCCCTGCTCCGTTCGATGGCGCCCGGCGCCAGCGCCTGGCCGATCCGCGTGTCGGCGCGGTAGCGGTCCAGTTCCGCCTGGATGGAAGCATTCATCGCCTCCGGCGAGTACTTGTTCGACAGCGCCGCCAGCTCGCTCATGCGCTTCTCGACGGCAGAAAAGGCCGTCTGGATCATCCCCATGCCCATCTGGAGCACGTCGATCCCTGCGCTGATGGTGGCTGCGCGGGCCGTGCTGCGCGCCGTCCGGTTGAGCTTGTCGAGCTCCCGGTTCGTGGCGGCCACGCCCTTGGCGACGCCCTTGGCGTCCATGTCCACCTGGATGGATGCTTTCAGGGTCTTGTCAGCCATTGCGGAGCCAGGGGAAGAGCTGCGAGGGGCGCTTGCCGGTCAGGGCGGATGCGATGACCACCAGCGCGCTCTCGATGCGCTCTCCGTTGGTCAGGTCTTGGGCGAGGCCGGCCGCCATGGTCATGCGTTGCTCGGGGCTTGCGATGCGCCAGAGCCTGCGCTCGGCGCGTCCGTAGGGCGTTGGCGGTTGACCTCCTCGAGCAGGCGACCGGCGATGTCCGCCCGGATCTTCCCGGCGTCCTGCGGGTTCTGGAGGAACGCCGAGCCGTCCTGGCAGGTGATGCAGGCCACCCACCAGAACGGGTTGTGCGAAGCCTGCGTCACGTCCGCGAGCGTGGGTTCGCGGAACGTGAGCAGGCCGAGCTCGGGGATGTCAACCGAGCGGGTCCGTGCGGCGACCTTGTGGAGGTCAATCGGCAAGGGTCACTGCTCCTCCCAGGAGAGCTCCCACATTGCCGGGCCGGTGCCGTCGTCCGTGAACGAGGCCGAGGTGATCTGGACGTTCATGCTGGCGTACGCGATTGAGCCTTGGTCCGTGTAGGCAATGGTCAGCGTCGTGGTCGGGTAGACGGTCGTGAGCACGTTGGTCGGGACGAGCCAGGTGCGCAGGTCGTTGTCGTTGGTGCCGTCCTGCCGGTAGAGAGTCAGCGTGCCCGAGCGGCGGAACCGTCCGGGGATGCGGCGCTCGCGGAAGTCGGTGATGGTGGTCACGTCCAGGCTGGCGCGCTCATGGTTGAGCGTGAAGCTGCGGACGGCCTCTGTGGCGGTGCCGTTGAAGGTCAGGGTGCCGCCGAATCCTGCAATGATTGGCATGGGTCAGATTCCTTGGAGCGAGAGGGTCAGGGTGCAGACGCGCTCGTCGCCTTCCGAGCCGTCGGCCTGCGATTCGGTGCGGAACGCGACGCTCGCGTCCGTGCAGACGATGTTTGCGGTGCCGGCCTGCGTCTCGACGCCGTTGAGCGCCGCGCAGATCTTGTCGGCCTCCTGGGCGACGGCGAGCGTGGTGTCGCCGTAGATGCTCACCTCGACGGTCACCAGCCAGAGGTTCTGGTCGGTGCCGGGCATGGCGCGCGACGCCTGCGCGGCGCTGATCTCCCAGACGATGGCTGGCGTCTGCGTCGTGGGGCGGCGCATCCCGACGCTCACGGGGTTGGTCGTGGCCTGGTCGAGGTGGTACTGGACGGCCTTGCAGACCGTTTCCAGGCTCATGGGCGGCCCCCAAGCAGGCGCTTGGCCTCGGCGAGCGTCTCGGCGGCGACGGCGTTCGACGCCTTGGTGACGGTGCGCATCGCCCAGGTGAAGCTGCGGTAGGCGCCCTGGATGCGCTTGCCGGCGGCCTTGTGGCGGAAGCCGAGCTCGAGCAGGTGGTAGACGCGCTGGCGGCCCTTGGCGCGCGCCCCGCCCTTGCGGCCGTAGCGGACGCCGATACGGCTGCGCAGGGGCGCCGTGGCGTTCCCGCCCAGGCGGCGGATGTCGAGCTGCGTGGCGGCGGCAATGGCCCGGCGGTGCGTCCCCTTGCCCCGGTAGCTCGCCGAACGCCACAGGGCGGCCATCTCCTTCGTGAGCGGCGCCAGCGCCTTGCGGGCGCCCTTCTTGCGCACGCGCTCGTTCAGGTTGGCCGGCAGGCGCTCCAGGGTCTTCCGGAGCTCCTTGCTGTCCACGGTGATCTTCAGGGCGGAGCTCACAGGACCACCTCCACGGCCTCGACCTCAAGGGTCCGCCGGCGCTGGTCCTTGTCCGTGCAGCTGCGCACGTTGAGCGTCCGCTGCGTGCCGTTGTCGGTCCACAGGAACCGGCTGCGCGTGGTGACCGAGGCCGTCCACGGGCAGAGGATCCGGTAGGAGGTCTGGATGGCCGGGCCGCCATCGTCCACCGTCTCGGTGGTGTCCATCTGCTCGATGTAGACGGGAAGCGCGGACAGCCCGGACACGGTCGCCCACGTCTCGGTGGCCTGGCCGAGCGCGTCGGTGGACTGCGTCGGGTTCTGCACCGAGGCGACGAGCCGCATCATGCCGTGGGGGACGTGGGCCATCAGCCGATCCCCTTGCCCATCATGGCGCAGATGTTGTCCCAGTAGTCGGTCTTCAGCGGCACGGTGTCATCCCCGCGCGCGGCGTTGAGCTGCGTCACGCGCTGGAGCACCGCCATCTGGAGGAGCGGGTGCAGCGTGTTGTTCCCGGCCGTCATCGTCAGGACGAGCGGGTACTCCAGGTCCGCCACGTCGAGGTCGGCGTACTGGATCCCGTTGATGGTGACGAGGCCAAGCCCGACAACCTGCTGGTTTGCGTTCGTGCAGGTGCAGACCGTGACCGGCTGCCGCTCCAGGCGGACGAGCTTCGTGATGCCCGTCGGCTCGGACGCGACGTACTGCGTGCGCGTGACCGGGTCCAGGCACCAGCCGGTGCGCTCCTCGAGCTCGCGCACCGTCGCGTCGTAGGCGATCTGGAGGTACGCATCGTCGCCCGTGTGGTAGACGCGCGCCGCATCCTTGATCGTGGACAGCGTGATCGGCATTCGTCCTCCTGGACGCAGAGGGGGCGGGCGGGGAGAGTGCCCGCCCCCTTGCGCTTCCGGGGGTCTTGCGTCAGGTCAGGGTGATGCGCAGCGCGGCGACCGCCTTCGGGCGGACCACCTTGCTGTTCACGAACACCATGCCCTGGAACTTCACGAGGCCGGGGGTGGTCACGTCATCCCGGAACATCGAGATGCCGCCCCACTCGCGGATGGCGAACGCCTCGCCGACGTTGGCGAACATCAGCGGCACCGAGTTGGTGACCGCCGCGGTCTGCCGGCCGGGCGCGTAGGGCGCGATGTACACCGGGCGGCCCATCAGCATCATCGGCGCCGCCTGCATGACGCCCGAGTCCGAGCTCGGAACGAAGAGCGGGACGTTGCTGCTGGACGTGTCCACCTTGAGGCTGGCGATGCGGAAGTAGGCGTCCTGGCTCATCACCCAGGCGGCCGACTGCCAGTACTCGGCGGGCAGGCTCTTGTAGCGCAGCTCCGTCAGGTTGGCGACCGTGAAGGCGCCGTCCCAGCCGCTGCCCGAGCCGTGCGCCGCGCTGACGGCGACCGACTTGTACGCCGAGTCCCACAGGAACAGGCCCGTGGGCTGGTTGCTGCCGGTGCCGACCGTGTAGCCCGACTCGATGCCGCGCGCGATCATCTTCTGGAGGTGCTGGATGACCTCCGCCTCGATGTCGAAGTCCGACTGCCGGACCACCCACTGGGTGAGCTCCGACTTCGGCAGGCCGCCGACGGGGTTGAGGTTGATCTCGGCGTGCGCCGCGTCGATGGCCGTCTGCGTCTTGTCGGCCTCGGTGGTCCAGAAGCTGGTGACCGCCGCGTCCGTCTCCAGGTTGTTCCGGCGCAGCGTGACGCTGCCCTTCACGCCCGTGCGGAGGTCGGCCAGGTTGCGCACGACCGTGTTGCGGTCGAGGTACTTCAGGATGCCGGCCTCGTAGATCTTCGGGACGAGGACGCCCGACGAGCTCGAGGTCGTGATGTCGCGGAACTCGGCCAGGCCGCGCGTCTCGGGCGCGCGCCCGCCACGGCACCAGTCGATGAACTGCTCGCGGTACTCGCCCGAGGCCGTCCACTCCGTGGAGCGCTTCTCGTTCTCGGTGGTGGCCTTCTCGACGGCCGCGTAGGACGCGAACCGCTCGCGGAGCTGCGAGGCACCGATGTGCTTCTGCATCTCCTCGATGTCCCGCTTGAGCGGCTCCAGCTTGTCCATGAGCTCGGAGCCACGGGCCTCCTGCTCGGCGGTCAGCTGCTCGCTGCCGAGGAGCTCGTTCAGTTCCTTGGACAGCGCATCGCGCTGCTCGATGAGGTTTGCGCGCTTCTTGAACAGGTCGGTGGTCTTCATGTGAGTGCCCTCAAACGCAGACGAAGCCTCGCGAGCGCGGGGCTGTAGGTGCGTGCTTCGGCGCTTGTCTGCGGGTAGGCGCCTGATTCGACGATGGAAACCTCGCGCAGGTCCACCTGCGTGAGGGTGCGCTCGGAGCCCTTCCAGGCGTCCGAGCGGACTA